TCCGGGTCATTGACGGAGCCGTTCGGGTCTACGGTGCACGCTCCCTGTCAAATGACACGAGCAACTTCCGGTACATCACCGCCCAGGACACAGTCAACGGAGTCGTTTACGAGGCCAACAAGTCTCTCGAAGACTTGGTCTTCAGTGTTATCGACGGCCGAGGCAACATCTTCGCAGCGATTGCGGCCAGGTTGATAGCCATTCTGGAGCCACGCCGCACCTCGGGGGCCTTGTACGAAGCCTTCGATGCACTGGGCAGGCGAATCGACATGGGCTACACCGTCAAGTGCGACAAGAGTCTCAACCCCGCGACACAGTTGGCGGATGGACTCGTCAAAGCAAAGATTGGCGTTCGGGTGTCTAGTGTCGGCGACCAAATCAATGTCGACATAGTCAAGAGCAACCTCACCACTTCAGTGGTGTAGACGGAGGTACTTAAATGCCACACGGTGGACCACAAAAACTTTCACAGCGCCAGATCGTATGTTCGATCACTCCAGCGGACGACATCTCCCCTTCGTGGGGTGAGTTTCTATTCGCTCAGGTTTCCGGTGGTGAAATTACCGCAGCCGTAGAGAAGGTCTACGAAGGTGGAGCCGAGCACCCATCTGTGCTATGCGCCCCTTACGAAATCGGTGATATTACTGTCACGGCCCACATGGACGACAAAGAAGAGCAGAGCACGGAACCTGGCTTTGGTGGCCAGGGCGTTGCTGCCAAACTGGCACTTCTGAGGCCAAAGGTCGGGCGGGCTTACTACACGCTCAACGTGTACCTGACGGACTGCGACATCACAATCACCGGAACTGACCGGATCTACACCAGTGCGCTACTGGTAGGTATCACGGAGCCCGAAGGTGATGCTTCTTCGGGAGCACCAGCAACCTTCTCGCTAACCTTCGCCTGTCAGGGTGTTACTTCAGACTTGGCTTCACACTAAATCTTTCCGACTTTCGGTAGTTGCTGTGAGCAAGTCGCGGGTGTGCTAGTTTTTTGCCCATGAGCACTGAACTATACACAGACGAATCTTCTGAAGAAAAGCCAGCGGCAAAGAAGGCTGCCCCCACCGGCGCCCCAAAGGTCCCTGACATCCCAGAAGTCAGCATTCTCGAACGCCTCAGGGACACGATCTCCAAGGAAGTCGAACGATCTATCGTGTTGCTCGAAGTTCCCGAGCGTGAAGGGGTCATGCTTCGCATCAGCCCCAACATCAACCAATCAAAGATGCGCAATTGGCGCAAGCAGGCTGGTGAAGAAACCAAGAACGGGTTGGATCCAACCAAGTTCGCTTGTTACGTCGTTGGACATTCGACCGTTGGTGTCGAAATGGACGGCGAAGAAGTCATGGACGACGATGGTTATCCCTTGAACTTCGCTTCTTCCGTGATTCTCAAGATGACCGGTGCCGGCCGTCCTGTACCGGATGCTGTTCGCAACTTCTTCGGAAACGATCCTCACGTCGAATCGGCTGCTCTTGCCGTTTTGGAAGCCGCAGGGTTCTCAGACGTTGTTGACACGGTGGACCCTATGAACGAATCTTCACTCTCCTAGGGGAAGATTCGTACATAAAGTCTGCAGCGCGACTGTCAGAAGCGTTCTCTACTAGTCCTGTAGAACTCCTTAAATGTGACGATTTCGAATGGGCTGTTCTGTTGGCTTGTGCTAAAGTTATACAGGATGACCGGGAGAGACAAGAGCGGGCGAACAAGTAAAACTCCTCGTATCTAACCGGCTCTGAGTCCTCTCTGGAGCACATATGGCCGATGTAAATCTTGTAGTCAGAGCCCACCTGCGCGGCGAGCGAGAACTAAACAAGGCTGAACGCAAACTAGCCAGAATCGCTCTTGCGGCAAAAGCGGCCGACAACAACATGGCCAGTCTCGGCGCTTCTTCTAAGAAGTTCGGCCGGATCATGGAGCAAACCTCCAAACGGTTTGAACTAATCATGACCGACTGGGACAAGTTGGTCAAGGGGTTCGGCTCACTGATCACCAAGGTGCTTGGTGGGGCAACCAAGTTCATGGTTGCCGAATTCGCGCTAGTAGCGGCTTCAATGATTGTTGTTCACGGCCTGTTCAAAATTGGTCGATGGTTAATGAAGGGGTACCACGGGGCCATCAAGATGATGGCCGGTGCAGCAGCGGGCGCTGCCGCTGCCCTGTCAGTTCTTTCTGCCGCTATTCGTGAGCAGCAAGCCGCCATGTTTTCCTACAAGGGTCTGGAACGGAATTACAAGGATCTCAAGGGTGGGATCGCTGCCGTAAGAATGGAAATGCGTGGCATGGCCACGGATGTGACGATGGCCGCTATGGGCATTGAGAACCTCAACACCATTTTTGCTGGTGCTAGTCAACGAGGCACTTTCAACAAGGGTCTGACCAAAGGCTTGATGGATATTGCTGCAGCGGGTCAGCCGCTTGAAGCAGCAGCGAAGTGGCTGGGTGAAGTAGTCGGTCTCCTGACTGACCCCAAGGTGAACATGGGTGAAATCAGGAAATCCTTCGAGGGCATGGGCGAGTTGGGGAAGAAGACCTGGGAGACACTCCGGAAGCGGGGTATCAACTCGGTCGAAAAAGTAAAGAATGCGATCCGAACTGGTCTCATATCTGAAATCGCTGGCGTTGAGGGTCAATGGGATGCGGTTTCTGGAACATTGGTCAGCCGATTCAAAGCGGCTTTTACTATTATTCGTACCGATTTTGCTGATATCGGTGATGCTTTCCTCGGAGACGTAAAAGGGTCTCTTGATGAAGTGACGATTATTTTCCGACGTTTGCTGTTCAAGATTCGTGCTGATGTTGTCAGGTTTGGGAAGGGCGGTCTTCTCGGTGGCATGGTGTCGGCCATGGAGAAGATCGAAAGCGGAATGGTCAAACTTATGACCAAGTGGCTTCCCAAAGCGGAGGGCATGTTCGGGCGGATAGCCGATTGGTGGGGTCGGTTTACTGACGGGTGGAAGAAGGTCACATCTTCTCTTGCTCCGTTGCTGAGTGCCGCTCGAGTTCTTGAAGATATGTTCATGAACATTCTTCGTCCGATAGGTGATTATTTCAGCAGTTCATTTAAGAACCTGAGAATTTTCTTGATTGATTCGAAGAAGGATTTCTTGGCGCATGGCACTGCGATCGGGAGTCTTCTTGAGGCACTACTTGGTTTTAAAACGGCATGGACAGAAATGTTTCAAGACGCCATGCCGTTTATCAACAAAATGATCGATGGTGTAACCCAGTTGGTTGAAACGTTTACCAGTTTTGCCAAAGGAGTTAAGGGGTTGGTTGGTGGCATTACGGGGGGGAGATTTTCACCGCTCGGCAAGGCGGAAGGGAAGAATCCGGGATTAGGTTCCGCATTCACGATGATGGCTCTGAGTCAGGCGTTCAGGGGGGCGAAGAACACGAAGGGGACATTTGTAGAAAAGGGGCTTGATCTAAAAAACCTCAACAACATGACCGTGACTGCCGCAAATGTCAACATTAACGGTGCACCCATGGGCGCAGGCGGTGGCGCAGGCGGCGGCGGTAAGGCTCTTGCTGATTACGGTTACGCCCCAAGCGCCGCAGTCATACATGCAACAAGGAATTCAACACTCGGACTTGGTGGTGGCGCAGCAGCAGCAGCAGGTGGCGCAGCGGCAGCAGGAGCAGGTGGCTGGGGTGCAATAGGCGGCAGCCTTGGCGTTGGCGGCGCAGCAGTCGGCCCTCGACTCTTCGGTGCGAACGACTACAACACTGCCGATAAATATCAATTTGGTCCGCCAGGCCAGGGTGTCATGAGACCTGGCGCTGGTAGTGGAACGGGTTACACCTCCCCGAATGAACAACTCTCAATGGATGCCTTGCTCGGCGAGCAGGCCGCCACGCCGTATTTCAACGAGGGCACGATGCGCTTCCATCGTCGCGACAAGGAGTTTGGTGCCGGGAACATGGTCCCGAATGCGGTGGGAATGGCGTCGCTAGGGCTGTCGCCCTCGGGCGGCGTTCTTGAGGAGTACATGAAACCCCAGGGGGCCGCCGAGCAGGGATCTTTGTTTACATCGGATATTGGTGCGGCAGCCCCCGGCACCGGGCCTGGAGGATTCGTTGAGCCCGGCTTTAGTCGAACCGCCCTCGCACCCAGCGCGGCCGACAGACTCAAGCGGGAGGTTGCCGGGGGTGGGGGACTGGCCGCATCGCTGGGTGGTGCTTATGGCGACGGAACCGGTGCTAATGGACTCGATTTCAGCCAAATGACTCCGGGCCAACTGAAAGAGGTAATACGGGCGAACGAGGAAGTGGCCCGGCCGGGTGGCGGAGTGGAAAGAAATCCGTATTACGGGAAGAGTGTAGGAAGGTCCCTGGCGGGTGCTGCGCGCGGCAAGGCGGGCCGAAAGGCATTGAGGGGAAACCTCAAGGCGGCGTGGCAGCGAGAAAAGTTGATGAGCACCACTCGGTTAACGAGTGACCCGACAGGCCCCAAAACGCTCAGACAGAAGATGAGAACTAAAGCGATGCGACGGCTGGGCGCCGGCAGTGCTCGATCCGCCCAGATCAGAAATAAAGTGGGAAGTGGATCAGGTTTTGGCACGCGCATGGGTGTGGGCATGGGCATGGGTGTGGCGAGCGGCTTCATGAGTGACGAAGCCCAAGGGGCAATGAACCTTGGTTCCTCAATCGCCATGATCAATCCCCTGCTGGGTGCCGCCGTTGGTCTTGGTGGTACCGCTCTGAAAGCACAAACAGCGGCGGGGGGAGCGATGGCCGGTGCTGGTGCCGGTGCCGCTCTCGGTGGAATGATCGGCCCACAGGGCGCTGTCGTCGGCGCCATCGTTGGCGCCATAGCGGGAGGCGTTATGGGGCACTTCGGCAAAGGCAAAGCCGCCAGAGAAAAAGTTGAAGCAAACGCCAGAGAGACCGCCAGCGAGATTTGGGGAGGGATGATTTCGGGTATCGACAATGCCCGGGCAGGAGGAAAGGCGTTTACCGGAAAACGGATGAAGCGTGTCATGAATGTCGACCGAATGGGCGGCCTCATCACGAGCGGCAACGCAGCCAATGCTCTGCAGAGGAAGGGCGGCAGGCAGTGGGATGAGGAGGCCGGAAAATGGGTTGACCAGACAGAGAACGAACGGGCAGGTCACGCCGCCCGACAAGCAGTCGTGCAAGATATTTACAACAACCAAACCAAGTTTGGCGTCTCAATGACGACAGATGAACGCGACGAAGCCCTTAAACGGCCGTTCGAATTCTTGGATGAAATGCTGCCGGAAATAACAAAGCATCACGGCGTAGCGACCACTGTTCTAGACAAGTACAGCAACCGCATGGAACACATGACAGGCATGTTTGATGTTTCGGAAGAGAAACTTCTCGAAATGGCAGGCACCGTTGGTGTCAATCTGTATGACGCAGCCCAAAGTACTACAGAGATGATTAAACAACTTTCTGGGGCATTGATGCAAACCCGAGATGCCATCAATCAAATCTTCGAAGACCAGATGGCTACAACCTATGAATCGTTGGATGTGGACGCCAAGGCGTTTGAGGCGTCCATTGCCATGGACGAAAGCGCCAGGGCTTGGAAGGAAAAGGTTGACGCTGGAGATGTAGGACAGGGGGACGCTGAACGATTCCTTCAGGATCAAATGGGTTATGCCATAGATCTCGCTAAGGGCGACTCGATGGCCGGGGAGGCCATGTTCAATAGGTTGTTTGCTAACGATAAGGCATTCACTCAGACGAACGGTGTTCTCGCAGGAGACAAGTACCGGTCGTCAATTATGACCGGGAATATCCCGGGGATTCTCGCCGATCAGGCGTCCACGTTCGATGAGCGGAAAGTGTCTTCTCTTAGGCGGTCGGTAACTGGCAATTTGATGGGGGCTGGCGTTGAAGGCACTTTGAAGCAAGGCGTCATGCAGGACCTGGACTTCCGTAGCCAGCAGCATCTCGCCCAGATGTTTGCCGGGATGACCGCATTGGAAACGGGGGGGGAGTTCAAAGACGACGACGGCAATCTTAACGCTGCAGGTCGGACCCGGCTGAAGGACTCTCTCAATGACATTCTTGGTCCGGGTGCCATAACTAACCTCACTGCACTTAAGGAAGGCGTAGGGACGGAGGCGTTGTCAGGGGAAGACATGGCTGGCTTCGCCGACACATTCAAAACCAGCGTGGGAACGTTCGAAGTCGCTGTCAAAGATCTCGCTGCCAAACTGAGTACGGGCGACACAAAGCATCCGATGGGTGATACGTCAAGCGCTATGGCTGGCACTCTCGCAGCGCACGATCGCATTAGCGGGGGGCTGGCCGGGAAGCGCACCATTACGTCCGGATACCGCAATTACGCTCTTGGGTCCAGCAACTCCGACCATGTAACCGGCAGGGCTCTAGACCTTGTGGGCGACAATCTTGGGGCTTACCAGCAGGGCATCAAGAGTGGTGGGGGGTACGCGGAGTTCCACGGCATGGGCGACTCCCGGCATCTGCATACCGTGCCTGCCGTTGGCGACACTTCATCGTCCCAGGGGGGAATGGGAGGCGGGTCGAGTACCAACAATTACACCATTAATGTGACTGGTGGACCTAACGCGAATTCACAAGAAGTGGCCTCGATGGTTATGAATGAGATTCAGAATTTGAACAGATCTAATCGGGAGAGGTCGTAATGCCGAAAGGAAGATATGGCGCCCGGTGGCCCACGGTTGAACTGACGGATTCGTTGGTCCCCGGACAGTTGAAGTGGCCCGCTGTCATCTCGGACGACCCAACGAACTCCGGCAATCAGTATTTGGTTGATTCTGCTCCCACCGAGTTGTCGTTTATTTCCCAGGCTAATAGTGGCATGTACAGCGACGTGCTTGGCAAACTTTACCGGGCAACCGATTACGAGGGATTGCGCGGAACATATTTCATACGAGACGGTGTTGTTAATGAAAATACTAGTGCCCTGCAGCGTTATCAGTTGTGGGAGTGGATTGGATGGGCGGCTGACAAGTACTTAGATCCTACAGATATTGCTTTTATAAACGGCTTGAACGTTGAACATGCAAATCGAATGGCCAAAAGAGCGGAGGAAGCGGGTTTGCCGGCTGTGAGAGAGATGTATTTCTGGGACGGTCACAGCAGACATGATGATGGCGGTCTCAAATTCTCTTTGTATTACACGGATGGTCAGGGTCAAAGAACAACTGGAGTGGGAACGGTCGGCATTGACTTCTACGAGATGCTAAGCAGCAGCGTCGCCGACGATTGGGTAAAGGATGTCCAGGCTGGAGTCCGTGGTCAGGGGCGAAACCCCGGGGGTCGTCGTCTCAATCCCGATGGAACACGACCATGGGAAAGGCAGCGGGCTGTGCCTGGCGCCGAGGATGACGCAGGCGAAAATTCTGCGGAGGAGGCCTATCAGAGGGTGTACGCAACAACCCTGGCGTGGCAACGCTTGTCCGAGTTTCGTAGGATTCATGCCTCGGTTGGAGCCCAGAAGCGTCGGCAGCGAACAGGTTTGGGTAACTTGGGCGATGGAAACGTAGGGTTCGTGGACACTGAGGCGACCAACACTATGTACGAAATCTATCGACCCCAGATGCTGGACGCAGTTTCAACTGTTTTCAAAAGTATTCAACTGGGTGGAATTGGTGGTTCTCCGGACCATGTTCAAAGCCGGATCCAGGCAATGCTTCGAACCAAGTTGCTATCTGAGGGTTTTACTTCCGCTTGGATTGAAGTCTTCTACGCTGAAGAACAAATCGAAACCATCACTCCGGAAGGATTTGATGTTTACGGAATGGATCAGGGTAGGCGGCCGGTTGTCGCCGGAAGCGATCCTGGTACCAGGAACGACCGGACAAACCCGGGGGATTACACGACTTACCCCTATGTGGCTCCGCTGTCACCACCGGCTTCACGAGTCGTCGTGCACGCGCCCTTTGGTTACCTTGTGCCGCCGGGGGGAACCTCTGGTCCAAGGGGCGGCCCTCCAAACACTCAGTTGGATCATTGGACTAAGCCTCAGTTGTTGCAGAGATACCCGCATGACTACAGTTTTGCCAACTACACGTTGCATACGTTGAATCCTCGGATTGCGAAAGATGAGATATTCTATTTCGATTATGCTCCAAGTAATGTTTCTTATCAGGGGCTTGGAGCCCAGTGGGTTGAGGTTCCTCGATCTGGGGATCTTCCCATCGTGGAGTTTTCTTCGTGGTCTCTTATGAAAGTTTCTATGGATTTTCTGATTGCTAATACTGTAACGTCAAGCATGGGAGTCTCGCTTCCGGATGGTCTTGTCACCGGAATTTATGAAAAAATAGAAGTTCTTCGGCGAATGGCACAACGGCCATATCCGATTTCTGTTTTCCACTTGGATCAACTTTTGAGGGTTTCCATGAGACGCGCTGAGACAACTGGCAAACCATTGGAGTTTGTTATCAGTGATCTTTCTATCAGTTCTATGCGTCGTACAATCGAGGCGGGCAACAAGGAAATCACGACTGCACAAATCAAGTTGACTTTGCAGGAGATGCCTGTCGAATCGATTAAGTCGGTTCGGTTTGGCAAGCCCAACATTGTGGTTCCGTTGATGCCGAGTGACGCATCTAATGCGGCGAAGGATTCGGCAGTCGGCCCGTCACCGGA